CCGCGCTCGATGCTGGGCGCGGAGATGTAGCCACCATTGCTGGTCAGTTTTGGGAAGGCTCCGCGCTCGATCTTGCCGCTGGGCGCGGAGATGTAGCCGGTAACTTTTACATACTGGTAAACCTCGCCTGGCTTTGCGGTTAGGTTGCCTTCAAAAGTATTTGAGTTCATTTTTTATCCTCGTTATCTAAAATAAAAACGCCGGTCAACTGCCCCGGCGTTCTCTTTGTCCGTATCCATGCGGACATTGTAAATATGTTCTAGTTTAATGTCAAGATGTTATTTTTGGCTAAGGCTTTACACTGGATGGAACAGGAACAGTAGCAGCTTCCGCGTCAATATCTTTGTCAAGTTCTGCGGCGATATTATCCACAATTGCCTTAGCCTGTTTCGGATTAGAGACGACCTGCGCCCTGAGCCAAGGGATTTTCATTGCGACATGGAACGCTTGCAAAACAATCCATGGTATATGGGCCGCGCTCCACCCTAACGCCATTCCTTCTATTAATCCCTGATGTGCCACGGCCCAATTTGCGATTATGTTCCCCATTATCCCCCCTTCTTTTCCTTTCTACGAACATGCTGCGTATGACGGTCTAACAAAATATCTTGAGCCTGCGAGTCTGAAAGTTCCGTGGCGTCGTCCGAGGCAATCTCGAACTTCTCCCCGCACTCGCAATTCGCTCTAGTTATTGCCATCCAAACTATGCGGTGTTTCATGATTGATATTTTTGTCAACAGAAACGAGGCCAGCCGCATACGCCAAAACAGCCACAACAAATATACCGATTGTGAGAACTTTTTCGCGCTTCGTAAGGTCAGACATTCAATCGAGCCCGGAAATCGTCCCATGGGAATCCTGCCGGGTCGGTCTTGCGACCGGGGGCTATATCTAGATGTCCTATCACATTTTCAAATTCTATCTTGTAATCAGAGCAAATATCCTTGACAAGGGCTGCGCATGATATCAACTGCGCTTCTGGATAGGCCATCTTGCCGTCATTGGAATTGACAAGCTCAATACCGATACCGAAGTCATTTACATTCTTTTCTCCGCGCCATTCCGACTCTCCGGCATGCCATGCTGTGTCTGATTCATGGACCATGTGGTATATAGCGCCATCTGTTCCTATCAGATAATGAGCCGATACTTTTGAAGCGGGATTGGAAAGCCAGTCGCGCGGACTCTCAATCGCCGCCGTGGCTGTAGCGTGAATTACAACGCAAGTAATCGGCTTTGATCGTCCCGTGCGGTAATTCGGACTTGGAAACCAAGTGCTAGTAGGTCTTATCGTCATCGTCATTTTTTGTGCATGAATAATTCTATGCAAAGTGTTCCGACTCCGATAATGAGCGGGGCAACAATTCCAACCCACTCGCGCCCGGCCTTCTTTTCTTCTTTTGAGTCTTGCTTATGATCGTCAATATGAGCCTTTAGATTGTCGCTGACCGCGCCGATGTATGCCGTCGTATTCTTGGCATACTGACGCATTTCACCCCGGAATTCCGAGGCTTCCTTTATTTCTTGGTCTAGCTTGTCTTCGAGGCCCACGAATTATTCCTAGAAATGCAGAGCAAGGCCAGTGAAAACACGGAAATAACCTTTATTGGTCAGTTGTCGATACTGCCAGACTGGACCAGCAGAAAATGTCACGCTCTTATCTTGTGACGGACTCAGTACACCGATAAGGCCTTGCCATTTCGCAGGGGTAACGGCTATAGCTGCCTTTTGAAACCATGGAAGAACGTTGGCAAGCGGAGCTACGTCAAGAGTAATCTTCCCCGCATTCATGCTCGCCCCAAGTGCAAGAGGCGTCCATTCCTCGCAAACAACGCTTGGAAGTAAACAGCCATCCTTTGGACTATGCGTGAGGATGGGAATCAAGCTGGCCGCCTCAGTATTCCCGGGCGCCGAAGGATCGATCAAGGCTCCTAGGACGGGCTGCGGATGGGAAATATCCAAGAGACGGAAATACGGAGTAGCATTTGCCGATGTTGCAAAACAAATAAGCGCAATCCCAAGTAACCAGTATTTCATTGTAGTTTTCCTCCTGAGCATGTTTTTTATCAACGTCTCTCTGTCACTCTAAATCCCAATTTTCCAGCGGGTGTTCCCCCATTATAAGCTACGCCACTTGCTGGATAAGTTATTGTTGAAGCGGAATGGGGGTCCCAAATAACTAAAGCGAAATTGTGGACGCCAGCTAGTGGGGCATTACCTGCTTGTATTGTATACGTTCCCGAACAGTTACCCCAAACGGAGTTCGATCCCGTGGCGCAATTCTGAGCAGGATTCACGCTTGTAAGACCAAATGCGAAGACCCCATCAACAAGGACTCCCCATAGCACATTCGCCGTAGTATCCGCAGCGACTCCCGCGCTACCTGAAACAACAATTTCCAAATCATGACCGCCATTGGTCGTTAACGTCACAGTGGCTATGGCAACATCGCCGAATCCTCCGGGCGAATGGTTAACCAAAGTCCCAGGTTTTACAAAGGTAAACGAGGACGGCATTATCGTTCCAAAAACCCCACCATTAAAAGTAACAGACGAGTTAAAAACAGTATTGGTTGAACCGTCAATCGTTGTGCAAGAACCGCCAAAAATATAACCTCCTTTTTGAGTTGCACCGGTCAATGCCTGACCAGGAGCGCAGGCTTGATCTCCGACAATAGGGACCAAGTTATCTTTGTTGCGTCCTGTCACATCAAGCAGGTTCTCGTTTATTGCGCCCATTGACTGTCCGGTATTAAACTGACGCGGATAGTATGGCGCTGGCGTATCCGCGTGGGCCGCCTGAGCTAGAAGCATAGCCAGGATTGCCATTTTCATGCGACCGATTCTTCGAGCGGGAGGATGTTTAGACGGTCTAGTTCGTAAGCCGAAATCTTATCGCTTATATCGTGTCGATAAAAGCTGTTCGGAACCGTTACGCGCCCAAGATTGCGATACGCTTCGATTTTAGCACGGTCAATTGTGTCGCCACGGCCAGTAGCACACAGAATCTCGCCGACGCCGGAATCGACGACAAATTTCCCATTCTTATTTAGCTTTGCCTCAATCGGGTGTAGATGATCTAACGTATGCTCATCGAGCCCGTCAATAACAAGACCCTTGGAGCATTCGGCCTGTTCTCGAAATGGGAAACCGAAGGCGCAGAGCTGGACACCTATCGCCCAGTCGTAATGGCACTGGAAATTAATATTCTTACCAGTAGCACATCCATGCATCAGCTCGCCCCATGGCGTAATGTGGACTTCATCTTCAATGAAAATGGATGGTTTACCGGGACGTGGCGTAAATTCTAACGGGAAGGCCCCGTCATCGTTCACGATCATATTCAGGTCGATTTGGCCCCGATAATCGTAGGCCCTAAGAATGGGAATCATCTTTTCTAACGTATCTTTGTAAAGTGGGAGGTCCGGGTCCTCGCAATACTTAATGAGTGTTCCCATTTCGCCAGTAAGGAAGCCCCGTTCTCCATCGTGGGATCGCTTATGCTCAAAATTGACATTGACGGGGCCAACGCGCTCCATCCCGTTAAAGAAAATGGATAGCCCGGTTTCGACGCCGTTTTTCTTTTCCTCGACCTCGACCGCTTCGACGATTAGGCCCTGCTCAATCAATCGCTCTACCTGAGAAATCGCGTCTGAGTTTTCGGGGTCCTTGCCGACAATCAGATGATGGGACTTTACCTGCTTGCCTTGAGGCTTTATGACGTGCGGCACCTTATGAGTTTTCAGGTGGGGGATTACTTCTTTCAGTGTCTTAAAGCTGATTGACTCTATCGTCGGTATTCCAGCCTGAGACATCAGGGAATGCGCGAATGCACGATCTTTTTCTAGTCGTGCGCCAAACGGAGAGCCCCCGAAGCAGGGAATACTCTTATGGCAAGAATTCCAAATCGTCGGACTCATCTTGTTATCGTCGAAAACAAGCAAGTCTTTCCCGTTTACGGCCTCTTGCCAGGTCTTAGCCTTCGGAATCAGACCATCGAAATTATCGGCATCTTGCGGGTCTTCGACGAAGACAGTGACCTTGTTGTTATCAAGGGCCATCCGAAAGGCGATATCCAAGGAGTCGCCATTGTGGCTCAGGTATGCGATCTTCACCTAGTCATCCTGCCCATCATCATGCAAATAGCCTTCGTCCTCGTCTTCGATTTCAATTGATGGACGGTCTATGGGGCGGGGACAGGTCATTTCATGAAATCCGGTTTAAGACCAAGCCTTATGCGTTCCTCATCGTGATATTCGCGCTTAGCATTCAAGGCATATGCGCTCATTCTGGCGAACCTCTGCGCCGCATTAACCTCTGTGGCCGTAAGTCCGTCGATTAGTAGCCTTCGGCCAACGGGTGATAAGTAGAATTTTGCCATCTGGCCCGGAAACAGGATCATTGGTACTCCCGTAGTCGGATTCGTAAAAACAGCCTTGCCCATCTCCCAAAAAATTATATTTTTAGCCGTCCCGCTTGCGTTCCCAAATGATGCTGTAGCTGTTTCAAACTTTTTCTTCGCGTCTATTACTTGTTCCATACCCTTAACATCAGCGTCCGAAACGAAAAGCCTTCTGAATTCGGGAGGAATACTAGACATGGTTTTTGACATCTTATTTGACGTAAGAAGGTCGGCGCCAGACTCACCTATAATCTTTTCCATGAATTCTCTTCGATACGGTTGCCACCCTCTTTCCCCAACAATCTTTTTTATAGTCCTAGAAATTGTAGGATCGCCGCGCATGACCGCATCGCTTATTGCCGTAGGCGTTCTTTTAGCAATAGCTGCTATATTCTTTTCTAGTTCGCTTTGTACAAATTGTGGAAGATCGCCGGTCTTAGCAAACTTTTTTACCTGGGCTATTTGCTCCGGCTTAAGCACCGCGCCCATCTTGTACTTATACTGATCGAGCTTCCTGGCAATCTCCGTAGAAGATGGAACCGCGTCTTTGGCCCCTCCGACGATATCCTGAATCATTAATTTCCGCATTGGTTCCATATCCTGCGGGCTTATTATCTTGCTCAATTTGTTTATATCGTCTATGGAGCCTCGGCGAATGAAAGAGTCAAAAACCTGATCCGGCTTGGCGCGAATGAATTTTCTAATCGCATCATTATCGAAATTCGTGCGATAGTCTTTATAAAATGATTTTGCGAAATTGTATTTCTCTAGGAATTCCCCGCCGACTCGATTGGCCGCTTTCTCCATATCGCCACGGGCCGCACGTTTAAGGTCATTCCAAACAGCACCCTCGGGGCTCTGGAATCCTTTTCCTGCGATCTTTTCTTTTTGCGCTAAACCGCCATAATCAGACTGCAAAGAGTGCATTTTGTCCCAGCTTAGACCCTGGGGAGAATTGAGTATTTCTTTCAAGTGCGACTCCACATTGGACGGAATCGTACTGGGGGAGCCGCCCTTTGTTTCTAAAATCTCTTTAGCCTTTGCCCGCAATTGATCGGCTGGGAAAACCTTTAATTGATCCGGCATGTTTTTGGCGGCTTCAAGGTAGAGAGAAGATGATTCCTTCCTGGCCGATTCTTTTGCCGCCGCAACCTTATCCTGCAATCCTTGGCCTGCCTCAATTGGGGGTTCTATCCCCGATGGAAGAATTGAACCTCGTTTTTCTGATAGATCGGCAACTCTTTTAGCGTTCTTTTTGTCGAGGAATGATTGGATTGTTTCTTTGGCCTGCGCCCCCGCTGTTTCCATCTCCGATTTCTTGCCGGAAGATGCAAGAATGGAATCCCGATACTCCCCAAGGGCGGCATTGCGGACATCGTTAAACTGATTCATTTTCCCTGATGAAAAAGGGATTTTAGACATTAAATATTCGATGGCCGAATATACGGGAGACTTAGTAACTTCTGCCGCAGTTAATGGGACCTGCCTCCCTCCCAGGTTCATGGACATTGCCGTAGGCGATTCGCGCATGGATAGCCCAATAGCGGCCTTGGGAAGCTCGGTTTCCACGCCATAGGGATTTCCCCCAAACTCGTCGGCCACTCCGGCTATTTTTCCTAGATTATCAACCGCGCCTTCAATTGGTTTTGGAAGCGACATCATCATCCGCGTCATGGGGGGGGCTTCCGTCAGCGATGCGTCATGAGGAATAAGAGAGCCTTGGGACATGGATGTAGGCTTTAATCCGCTGGATAACTGTCTCTTCTGCAATTCTGCCGCATATGGATTAGAGCCATGGGAACGTTTTTGTATTTCTGCGAGATAGGGATTTTCTTCTGCCATTATTTAGGCTTCCATTTCTTTGCAGCTTCGGCTAGTTCGGCGTCAGTCATGCTGGACGGGTCTTTTGATGCAGAATCCCCAGGTTTAACAGCCGTCATCATGCCCCGAACTTGAATATCAATCAGTTTGTTTAGGAATGGGATATCCTCTGTCAATTGCTTCGGAGTAATAGTGTCAGGAATGTACCTCTGCGCCTCCTCAATCTGCTCGCGCTGTGGAGCATACCCCTTTGCCAATACTGCGGCTATATGTCCGCGAACGTCAGCAATGCTTTGTTTAAATTTAAGAGCTTCGGGAGAACTCTGCTCTTTTAATTTATTGTATGGAGCATTAAGGAACTGTTCTCCAAATCGCGGGTATTCTGCCGATTGCTGCTGAAGAACTTTTAAAACTTCCTTGGTGGAGTTGGCATAGCGAGCCAATACTTGAGGCGGTCCAGCCGATTCTAATTTAGCTGCCGCCGAAGTCCCCGCCTTTCCTGCGGCTAGGTCAATTTCTGATTTCTGGGGAGTATAATTCGGGTCTTTCAAAAGAGACTGAGCCAGGATTTTAGCGCCCGCCCCACGACTCTTAATTAGAGAATTTGGGATAGGGTCTTTTTCTCTTAGGGATGCTTTTACTAAAGCCGCGTCTTCCTCGGGAGTAAGTTGGTTCTGCGCCGATGCCGAAGCAGGCTTTTCCTGATCTTGCAGAAAACGATTGGGGACCATATCCCCAGCCTCGAATCCCATTTGTTTTATTTTGGGATAGTTCTTTAACATCTCGTCAGTCGCTTCTGTATGGTCTTTTTCTGCCGTCCCTTCGTTCTTTAATCCCTGAACTCCCATGGCTCTCGCTGTTGCTTCACGCGCCGCCAGAACCTTCTGCAAAAGTTCTTGCCCCTGTGGCTGAACGCCATTCGGGAATGTCTGCCGATTAATCGGATTCTGTCCGATTTGAACAGATGCTTGACCAGAGCCGCGCGAAGCCATATTGCTTCCCGTGGCCTGAGTCATGAGGGCGTTTATTTGCTCTGGCGTAAGGCTTTGGCGTCCAATGGCTGCTCGCTGCTGCTGCTGCTGCCCCAATACCTGGGCTGTTCCACCAGCAGTCTGGCCCAAGCCCTGCGCCAATTGCGCCCACGGGGCCCCCGCCTCGCTTTTAAGACGGATTAAAGCTTCGGCCATACCCTGAGGAAGCTGTAATGATGGCAAGAAATCAGGCATAGATTATTCCTAGAAAAATTTACCGAAACCGCCAGCCGCACCTGCCCCCTGGAATAGACCACCTAGAGCGGAGCCGCCGCCGCCAAAAATTCCAGCCATCATTTGAGAGTTTGAATTCTGCCCCGCTGCTTGCAATCCAGCCTGTAGCTGCTGCTGGAATTGCTGCTGCTGTACGTTCTGCGCGTAAGCCTGACCCGCGCCCTGGGCGAGGTTTTGGTTGTATTGATTCTGATTTCCAATATCGAATTGGGCCGCGCCGGAATACTGCGAGACAAGTTGATTGAGAGCCTGGGATAGATACTGGTCGTATCCTTGATTCGCTGATGCGCGGGCCTGGCCCATGTTCGCGCCCTCGATGGATGATCCGGTAAGGCCGCGAGCCTGCGCGTCGGACTGAGCCTGAGCCGCGCCCTGATTCCCCTGCTGTTGGAAAAGACCCTGCATGATCCCGTTCTGTTGACCGAAAATCTGTTGCAAAAGAGGACCAAGCGTAGATGTTAAGCTCCCCGGAGACTGGGAAAGCATCTGCATGACGCCTTGCTGATTGAGAGGTATGGAGTTGGGATCGGTAGTTTGACCACCCACCGTCGGAAGGTTGAAGGAAGGAAGCATTCCCGATGCACCAGGGCCTTGCATTCCTGAAAATTGAGTAGGCGTCATCGCTGTTGCCGAAACAGGCATAGAGTTCTCCCACGGATTGGCAAGACGCTTTGCTGGGATTCTAGGTGGGTGAAACAGCGGCAACTATAAGTATATCAGATGAGACCTATTCCGGCCAGACGTTGGGACGGTAAGTCATGCGAATGCCGTATATTCTTATCGGCCCCACGTTACCATTGTTCGAACACGAAAGATTTATCCAGTTTGCCGTAACTGGTTGGTTGACTGGGAATGGAAGTTCGGCGACGAAATAGCCGCTCTGCTCGGGTGCTTCATTTAGAGATACACTTCCAAGACTATATGAAACCGTCGAACCGTTGATGGTGTAATTGCACGAAAGCGTACTTCCTTGCGTAGTAACGCTCGGAGCGCCAATGAACATGTAGACACTAGAAAACTGCTTAGGACTGACCGGGTCTCCCCCATCCAAGTCCGGCGTAGTGAAGGAAAAATTGTATGAACCATTGTTGTCAGAGCTTCCGCTATCGAACAAGTAGGCTGTTCCGGTTGCCTGCGAGTCTCCGATATAGAGGGAATTTAAATAAAGATCGGCGCTCGCGGCCCTCTGATCATCAAACAAAACCCATTTTTGATTTTGGTCTAAGACTACGGCGTGATCATTCGCTGCTCCTGCCGCTGTCGAAGTGGTATAGAACATATAGTAGCGATTCTGATAGTTCGCGCTTGCCACGGGAGGCCTTGACGCGCCTGCGTTCCATTGAACCGTTATATCGTTGAGCGTTGGAACCTGAGTCGCCACATCGATACCGAACAAGACACGAACAGCGGTATAACTAGAATCCGTTATGCTCGGGATTGAGTTCGCCGCTACCGTAGTCCAATTCGCGTTTTTCGGATCGATTACCTGAGCGCAAGAAATGGCACTTGTACTCATTGAAAAAGTAAATGAGCCGCCATTCGTGACACCATTTACGGCCAGCACGCCCCAGGCTGTATTTCCAGTAGCTGTTACGCATGGCGTTATATAATAACCGGTTGTTTCTGCCGCAAGACCGACACTCGTTATTGTCGGTGTCCTGGTCGATATCGTCGTAGAAAGAGACGCCGTATATTTAATGAATTTCTTTTGCGCCGAAGTTATCTTTTGCCCAATAGCTGGAACAAGAGCCGAATCAAAAGTTATTCCATCACTAGAAACCTGTGTAGTAAATGTCGCGGCCAATGAAGAAGAAGTGGTTTGCGATACTAAAAAATCTCCCCAGGTTGGCGTACTCAATGAAGTAGTGTAGGACGTTGATGTGAATACGCCAGTTGCGGAATATGAGGATATAAGAGCGTTAGTAAACTCCCAAACACTACACGATGCAGGGCCTGATCCAATCGCGGCGCAACCATTACATGATTTGCTCCAGGTAGATGAAACTATTACTGAATAGTTGAATCCATTTGTTGTTGGTGCTGATTGTTTTAGACTAACAGTATTGGCACCATCAGATATAAAAAATTTAAGGTACACAGTAGGCGTGCTCAAATTCACAATATTTATTGTTACCGTTGTAACCGATAATGGCTCTACATTTGTTGTAAAAAGAGTGTTATTCCCGCTATCTACTCCTAGTATAGTCAGGACTCCGGTATCTGAATTTTCAGCACAAAGATAACCGCCAGAAGAAAAACCGGAAAGCGGTGCATTTATTCCCGTAGAACATGCATTAAGAGTTGGCGCATTATTATTACATATCCAATCAGAATTACCGGGAGGGAATGTCCCTCCAGATACATTATTTGTGGCTATGGAAAGAGATATAGATGTGGCTGATGTAGAAACATTGGTCAATGTTCCCAGTGACCATTGAGCGCCGGAATTCTCAATAACCGACCAAGAAGACGGGACAACATCGCCAGGACTTATTGTTGCCGACATGGGAGCCCCAGCCCCAGAGGCTGTCAAATTGCCATTCTGCCAGTCTGCCTGTGTCGTAAATAATTGAGACTGAGAATTTCCCGCCGCCGTTATGATCGTCTTAATCGTCGGGTCGATTGGGTAACTCATCCAAGTAATTTGAGTTCCAGATAGACTTTCTACTCCGCGATGAGAAAGCCAATTTAGAGAATTATTAACCTCTTGTACGCTGTTGTTATCCATACATCCAATTTGCTCGGAAACTTTACGAATAGCAAAGTCCCGAAGATCGTATCCAGCCAGGGCATAGAGGTCATAATTCCTTCCGATATAGTAGTTGTTCTGGAACTCTCCCATCATGCAGGATATCGAAAGACCATCGTTGATTCCGTTTATTCGAAGGATTGCCGGAGAAGTAGAATAGCTGACCGTCGGGAGGGTCCAATCAAGCCCGTTAAGCTCACCGGACAAATAAACATTGGTGAGAGTACCGCTGACACTTCCCATCAAAACCCGGTTTCTGAATGCTCCGATATATTTTCCCAGAGGGGCCTGGGAAACAGTATCGGTAGACGTGACATTGGTCCGGAATGGCGTGTCGATTCCGTCCGTACACCAAAGATATCCGAGGGTTTGGACGCAAGACATCTGCGCCGTTGGGGAAAGATTATTGAGGCCAGTAATAGGGGTGCAAAGTCCGTCGCCCTTGCTTGAAAACATGGATTGCGACGACTGCATGATAAGATATTGACTTCCATCCGTTCCGAAGAAAGACCACATTCCGCGAATAGGTTGCGAACCAGTACATGGCGTTGAATTGTACGGGGCATAGCCATTCCGACGAAGAATTGAATAATCTTGGTCAAGGTAGGCGTTGTTAATCTGCTGGAAGCATTCTGGATCAATTTTATTTGGCGAGAAACGGCTTATGAATCCGCATTTTTCAAAGTGGTCGAGCGTTATATATGGGGAGGGGTTCTCAGCATTGGCTAACGTAATAAGAAATAACAAAGCACATCCTAATTTGACATTAATTAGGATACGTTGATACATAATTTATGGAGTTCCCGTAGCCGATGGAAGATAATTAGGCCGTTCAAGACATCGTTTCATCATTCCAGCGATAGTTGTTGCATACATTTTCTGAAATAAATCCGAGCGCGGTTGTATGCCTTGAATCTGAGACATAATTGCGGCAGCATAATAGGCCAAAGCGTGTCCGTAATCGTTCATTTTTACAACCCCACGGAATGGGTTATCGGTTGAATTGACCATGTCCGTCGTTTGGATGTCGAATTCGGCCTTGACTGTGTCGGTATCCGTGGCTGTGGCTGGCCAGGGAGCGAATCCAAGCAGAGTCGGGCTTGAGAAATTGACCCAATAATAAGTCGGATATCCGCTTGCCGACTCCCATCCCCTCGAACGACCATCTAAGCCGCCAGGACTTAGCTCCTGAATATATTTTGATCCAACAGTAACGCGCTCCATAGCCAGATAATTAGACGGCAAAGAATAGAAAGTTGTACCAGGAACGAGATTGAATATCAAAGATTGTCTTAAGCAGCGCGTCTGAATTATGGCTTCCCTCTGCCCCTCATTCAGCCAAGTATCGATCTGCGAGTTTGTAAAACGCTGTCGAGCGGCGCTGCTTCCATCCAGCGCGAGTGTCCTTGCTTCCGTTTCAAGACCTGAAAGAGTGACTTGGGCAAGTGACGAAACTGAAATAAAAAATAGGGAAATAGAAATAATTGACTTTTTCATTACTGATTCCTCATAAAATAAACTGTACCCGTTGCTCTTGGCACCGCCGCCGCTGGAAAGCTTAAAGCATGAATGGCATTCCCTAATGCAGTTCTGGCAGAATTGATAGTGCCGGTATAAATTCCATTGTTCGCGGGGTCGATATTAAACATCGTCGAACTTGTAATCCATACTTGAGATTGTGCCGTTGCCGTTGCGCTCAGGCCATTAGTATTTGCTGCATTCAAATATTCAAAGTCTTGGACACCATCGCGCATATATTTCAGACGCATAGACGGAATCCAAATAGGTGTAGAAACGGCAACCTGGGCCGTGGTTCCTGGGTACATGATCGTCCCGTCGCCCCATCCTCCCGAATAGTAAACGCTTTTCCATGAATCCGTAGACCCGGCAAGACCACAGGCCCCGGGAGCTTGCGTAAGACAATATGTGGAAGTAAAATAAAGTTCCCCATCTGTTTTTAAACGATATGATTCTAGCCACTCGGTAGCCCTATTTGCCACTGGTAATCCATCAATATCACGATTGGGCCACGTCTTGGACTGATCTGTTCCAGTTGTTCCGTTGGAGCATGTTCCAGTTTGGACGCAATCGATGTAGGTAAAAATTTGCGCGGTTGGGCCAGTATGCGTGGCCTTCCAAACGTCATAAATAGGACGTTGTAGTGTGCCGCCGATGGGATCAAGAGCATTCATTATAGGCGTGATGATATCGACGGAACTTTGCGCTCCATTTAGGTTTAATAGATTTAGCTCTGAAGTTATGAGCGTAGCCATCTGCGGCGAAGCGGAGTGCATCGTTGTGGCGCTCGCGATAAATTGCGAGTAGGAGCATCCGTTTGGCGGTTCGTCGCAGGTATAGTCGAATGGCATTGACGAGTTATAATTCCACCCACGATTAGAGGCTTCTGTGGTCCAATTTGAAGCTGAGGTGACATTATAACTTCCAAATTGCGATTGGGTAGTAGTAGGTCTAGCTCCCGGCAATATTTGAGGCGTTCTTGTTTGCGTTCCTTTAAGCACAGGTTCCCATCTCGTTTCAAAAGCACCGAATCCGCTGCTAATAGGGGGGTAAGGGATAAAGATCGTAACGCGATGGTCTAAGCCGAAAGTCAAAGCATCCAACATAGTCAGACCGGCTCCATCGTCATCGAAAGCGGCATTTGTATATGCGGCGCAGCCTTTATTCGTCGGACCACCGTACTGAGGGATGCAGAGAGCGGCATAGCCGGTAGGTATGATCGTTCTTAGCGTTGCGGTCGATGGCATATATGGAGTAGCCATCCCGCTAGGCCATTGCCAAACGCCCACAACCAATGGAAGATTGGCCAATACTGTAGAAGCACTAGAAACTACTATGGTTCCAAAATAATACCCGGATGGGGCCGAAGTTGGAATATGAATATCAATCCATGCACTTTGATTGCTACTAGCTTTTACAGAAAATGGAAAAGCATTCGTTGTCTGCTTCCAATAAGGATCAATTGTCGGGATTAGAGCGTCCGGATAAAGTCCAGTCGCGTTATAGCAGGTCGCTTGAGTACATGTTTTAGTAGAGACGTTCATGTACGATTCTCGATAGGTAATAATGTCAAATGTTGTTGACGATATGACCGTCCCAGTTTGAGAGTTAGTTATGCTACCTAGATCGACCTTGAAGCTTGGAATACCTCCTGCCGGGGCTTGCATATGAACCTGAATATCTGTAATTTCATTCGGGAAAGCATTTATAGTCATTCCGCAAACAGTTCCAGGAGAACCGGAATCCTGTCGGACCTTTTGCAGGGAATCAGTCATCCATATGTAGCTCGTTCCGCAAGTGGCACTATAGGCCGGAAGGAACTGCGCTCCGAGAGGATCGGAAGCGAAACTAGGCGATGACGACATGGCCCACAATATCGCTATTGCGGCTGTTTTTTTCATCTAATCGTGGTGTCACGGTAGCGTATAGGCTTGCAGCTTCATGACCGAGTTCGTCGAATCGATGGTTCCGGTGTTGGCGCTCACGAACGGAGATAAGCAGATGTTATGACTGCCAACCGGTAGGCCAGATAGAACCTCGCTAAAACTCACGTTCGTTCCATCGGTAGAGACGGGCTCCTGGGGGGCGGTAAGACCCTTGGAGTTGGTCTCTCCGTCAACGAATCCTCCGTCGACAATGAGGCCCACTCCGATGACCGCCGCCAGGCTGGCTACGCTGATTGTTCCATGCAGCGAGGTCATGATTAGGGAGTTTCCGGAGAGAACGCTCAACGTGATCGTGGAGCCAGCGATGCAGGGTCCTAATGCGGTGTTGGTGAAGGTTCCGCTGAGGGCGCCGGTCGCGGTGAAGGAGCTGAGGTTGGGGGTGAACTGCGCCGCGAATGTGCTGCCGGTCACGTTCAGGGATGCGTTTAGGGTAGCGAAGCTAGAATTGGTTATGTTGAACAAGGACGCATTGCTGCTGGACTGAAGGTCAATCACCGCAGTTCCAGCCGTGGCCCCGGTAGATCGAACAACGAGCGTTGCCGTGGGGTCAGTATGCGTGCTGCCGATGAAAACGCCGCCATTGGTGCTACCAAGTCGTAGACCTACATTGTTTGTGCCCCAGCGCATCTCATTTGGTATGGAGCCAACGTTTGGTCCATTGTATGCTGCGTTGGCATCAGTTCCAAAGTTGTTTTCTCTGGCGTTAGAGTTGTCGGTGATGGTGATAGCGCCGCCGCCGCTTGTATGTACAACAAGTGGATTCGTCGTTGAGCTACAGCCAGCATTGGGTTGTCTAAAGGCTCCTTGCCCGACGAAAACAGTTCCGGCACAAACTCCCGGATCAGAACCAAATGCCACGCTTCCAGCACTCTTGAATATAGCTGCTGGAATATTTGAGGTCGGAGACGTGCTGTAATACACGTTTCCGGGGACCGTCACTGTCGAACCACTAACAAGTTGTAATTGTCCGGTACTCGTGAACGTGCTTTTATTTACTCCCGAGCCGAATTGAGCCCCGCCGTTGACATCGAGCGTAAGCTGAGGCGTGGCGGTGCCAATGCCGGTATTGCCGCTGGCCGCGACGATGATAAAGCTGCTTTGTCCGACTTGGAAGTTCTGCGTGGTGTAGCCGTCAAAAATAGCCCCGCCAGAAGAAACCTTGAGAGTAAATGCAGAGCCATTGCTAGCTCCTACGCCGACATTGGAATTAAAAGTCACAGAGGAATTGAAAGTCGCAGGGGGAGAAACAACGAATCCGGTAGAAGATATATCAAGGGCTGTATTTCCGCTGTTGGGGATGCTAGACCCAACGATAACATGTCCAATTCCACCGTTAAGGGCTCCATTCGTATCGGCCCACAAATGCAAGTTTGAATCAGACGTAACAACGTATCCGTCAGAAGATTTTTGCGCCGAGAATCCAGATTGGCTAAATTTTGAACTGTTGATTCCCAAATTTAAATAAAATGAAGTGTCGCCTCCAAGATCGTCGGTTATGACTTGATCACCGGAGGCAGACGTCCCATTTGAAAGATTTTGAAGAACAGATTGTAAATATCCATTGGCATTTCCAAAAATCTGCAATGGGGCGTTCGGGTAGGTAATTATTCCAGCACTATTTTGGATAATGGTAACAGTAGAAAGATCGGTATTGACTGGATTTAATGTTGGATTTGGATATGATCCAGCCAGAGAGCCACCGGCTGGCCCAGTGGGAGCACCGCCGCCGCCCCCGCCACCGCTACTAGTATTGGCCGGTCTCAGGTCCCCGGCAATCGCATTAGCGGCCAGGAATATTACAGCAACAGCACTACTGAAGGCTAGGCGCATAGATGGCCCCAAAATCGCCTTTATCGCGCGTTGAATAACCGCTCACTGTGCTAGAGCTTAGCGTTGCCGAAGGAACGGCACGGCAGTTCCATTGAATGGTCGTATAATCGGTAAGGGATGATCCATTAGTTAGTTTTATTCCAGGAGTTCCTTGTCCGCACGGATCGCCAATTAGCGTTAAAGTGGATATACAAACATTCAAGGTGTTTTCCGGGATGGACTCCATCAAGATAGACCGACGTATGGCATCTGAGGATTGAACAACAGTCCACGCTGTTGAGCTACAGCTAACATTGAATGGAAGAATCCCGCGCCCCTCGCTTCGATAAGTTCTGATGTCTTGCCATTCCTTCGTACCTAATGCGTTGGCGAATCGTGGAGATAGGACCACCACGCCCGCAATGACGACTAAGGAGAAATATAACCCTAGCCGTCTAGCGTTAGGCATTTTCATTTTCTATTACTACCGGCAAGCCGTCGCAGGAGCCGAAGAAAGAACTAGGCCATTGGTAACAGTACCGCTAGCGAAGCAAGTTGTATAAATCTTCCCACTAGCATCCTGCATCGCGTATAGATCGCCCTGAGTAACCGCAAGGGTAATTCCCGTAGTCGTGCTGATCACGGGAAGATGTAGGCGACTAGAGGACGTATCCGTCGGGATAATTTGGGAAGCATTAACGGAAACCCACGCCTCAGTAGAAAGGCCGATGCTACCCCTAAGAGTAGTCGTCGGGACAAGATTGTTGGACGCATCTTGACACATTTCCATATCCGATAGCGTTGTGTTGCCGCGAATACGACCACCAGTACACCAAACGTCAGCGTTAACACCAAGCGGGTTAGTACCGATTAGACGAGCTTGGACAAAGCTGCTGTATTGGGCCACAAGAACTAAAGAAACAGCGACGAGGGCGACAAAATTGACAGCCTTCTTCATGCGAAATCCTCCCTCTACGCTTTTAACGCTGCTTACGCAGCCGGTCCAACGAATCGGCGTTCTCGTCCTCGGGCTCTAAGCGCCGCATGATGTAGCGGTACTCCTGGGCCACTTCCTCAGGAGTCCTTCCCCCAAGTTTCTCTTGCTTGGTAGACCACTTCTTGGCCTTATCCAGGGCCGAGAAGAACGCCGGATTATCACGCTTAACGACGTGGCATTCCTCGCGCGTCTGCAAAAATTCCTCAAACTGAGACTTCAGGATATCAGCCCTCTTGGCGAGCTTATCCTTTTCCTCGCCATGCACCGGTTCTGGCGTACCATCCTCTAGAACCTTCATAACCTGACGTTGCTGCTCATTAAGCCTGGGGCGGTTGACATTCAACCAAGGAACATTTACCGGAGCCGCGCCCTGCGAGCCAGGGATATAATTATCGCTCGCCTGATTGGCGTATCCATAGATGGACGCCGCCTTCTGTAAAGACTCGCGTTCACGAACGCTCAAGACGCGCTTTACAGGTTGCGGCTCGCCGGACTTAACGATCAAGTTGGGGTTATTAGCCATGTTCCTCTCTAGTTGATTTGTCTTTTTGATTTAGTTGCTCGAACCATAAATCCAGCGCGGCTCAACCGAGCTAATACCGAAACTCGTGTAACCGGCCCATTTCGTCGCCAAAGTATCGAACTCGCCCGAGCGCATGAAAGAAGTCTTCTCCCATTCCCGGAAAATAAGCTCGCGCTGCATACGCTGGCTGTTGATCAAGAACCAGTTCGTCGAAGACGTAAGGAAGTTATCCCAAACCACCAATTTATATCGCCCTTCACTGTAATTCCTGTTATTTAGAGCCGTATCGACCTTGCCCATGCTCTCCAAGACTTCATAAGCCACGTCTTCAAGTCCCATCGGAACAAGGAGCATGTCGGGAACGTTGGAAATGACGTTACCGGCGTTTGACGGGAACGCCTTCATAAGCAGGCGGTTGGCCTGGATATTCGGAGCGGAGAAGGCAAGGCTTCCCGTATTAGAGAAGTTCGCCCCTCCGTTCGCGTTCGTATGGGCCGAGTTACAGAGGCTCAGGCCGTCGCCAGTCGTAAACGATCCGTTGAAGGCGTTAACGAACGGGAAAGCGCCCTGCGACTCGCGAAGCTGACGGAAGGAATCGGCCATCGTGCGAACCGACTCGCGAACCGCGCCATACAGATCGTTGCGGAGAAGTTGCCGCGTGACCACAAGACCTAGAGCATACTGGGTCTCTTGGACAGACTTCTTGTAGCCTTCCTGGATCGGCACGAACGGAATCGAGCCGGTGAAAAGCTGGACAGCGGGGAAGTCCGCCACCTCAAGATCGTATTCGGTACCCTGCTCTGCCATCTTGAATCGATAGAGCAAAGGGAGCATCGAAGGCCAGCCCCGATATTGGTCAACGAATAGGAGAGAAAGGTCCTTTTGCGTGACGCTGGGCCACTGGCCCGAGTTGACTACAGCCATAACTAGCTCCCTTGCGGCAGTTTAAATCTTGACGGTTCCTTTGGAACCGCTGCCCTGGCCCTGCTGGGATTCTGGCTGTTTACAACGGCGGCAACGTCAACGGCTGCTAGTCTTGAGGATGCAAGGCAGTATCATTCAGGGCGATATACGAATAGAACGCCAAAGAACTAACCGAGTTAAGATTGTTGGTCTGATTGTGAATCTTAGGATCAAGCTGAACGGAAAGACCGTTAGTAGAAAGGAAGTTCGCCAGTACCGTACCCTTACCAGTTCCAGCCGCCGCCGTGCTGTCAAGAACAGTAGGGACAGTCGTCGTATTGACCTTCCAAACTGGCGTCTTGTAGAACAGAGGAAGAATCTTGGTCAACTTGCTCGTGTTGTCATAGGCCGTAGTGGGAGAAGTCGTAAGAACCATAGAACCCGAAGAAGAAGAGGCCACGAAATTAAGCTGACCAATCCCGGTACCGGCATTAACGTAAGAGAAGCCGCTATCAAAGTTAGCTTCGAAGCTCGTGATCGTGATAGTCGCACCTGCCGCCGAAGCGACAGCGACAGTAGAAGAAAGGCTGTAATCAACCTTGATAATAGTCGCCGTATCGACAAGATCGACCGGATGCGAAGGATAGCTGATAGAAGTCGGAGATATCGCGGAGCCAAGAATATAAGAAGCCCCAGCGAATCCAGCAACAGGAAACCATTGGACGAGAGTCGCCGTAGTAGCGTCACCGCTCAAAGAAAAATTATGTAATTCGGTCAGAACTCCGACAACGTCGTCATTGTTGGTCGCAGTAATGGGAATCAAAACCCCATCATTAGTTCCGCCCGTAACACCAGGCATCAGGAGAGTACCGACCGGAATATTAGAACCAGCGCCGCTGACCGGAAAACGGATCGCGCGCATGTCCGCGTAATTAACAACGTAAGTCGAAGGTCCCTGTGTCGCCATGGTAATCTCCTAAACGTATTGCGCTGGCTTTGTTGGGATTCTAGGTGGGAACGACGGCGACTATTTAAGTATAAACGACAACGCGCATTGTGTCAAGTATTAAAATCCGAGAGGCTGAATTCTGTCCCACGGATTGACGTAAGTTTGTACGTCGATACGAAGACTCGTACTATTCTTTGAAAAACAGAGAGCGCAACCGGAATTTTTTCTTAACGCCTGCGTTCCATAATTTTCTGTATGAACAGTTCCGTTAAGTAACGTAACGGAAGCCGTGGCCGTTGTGATAGAACCGCCAGCCCCTTCTCCATCGAGACTCCCACCACTGTGGTCTATTGCCGTCAAATCATTAAGCCAACCACAAAGTCGACATGGAGCCTTTCGGATGAGAGATGATTTTCCCTGAGCCGCACCAGTCCGCGCATTATTTTTTCTTACTTTACCATCTCCGCGAGATTCAGTCGGCCAAAAGTCGGTATCGGGCAGTTCCGCATTGGGATTATCTGCCCGCCAAAAAGCTTTCTGAAGTTCGTTGCTCCCGCGTTCCATTTATTCCTCGGATCGTTTCCCGCCGACAAAGTTACGCGAGCGCATACGATTGGCCCAAGCAACATCTTCCGCGCTGCTTATAGAAACTCCGCGACCCTCTTCGTCAAGGGATTCCTTCCAAACCTTAATAGAATCATCATGGCGAAGCTCTTGACCGAAACTGGCGTTGACCTGAGACATCAGATGGACGGCCCCGAGATTACCTCCGGTTCCCTTGGGATCGAATTCTGGAATATCCATAGGGTCGCGATTATCGTTTTCTTCGCGCTCTGCACTTTCGAAGCGCGAGCTACCGGACTGACCAGGGCGTGAAGTTCTCATAGTCTCCTTTACTCTCCCCTTAACAAAATCCGAAGCAAGGGCCAGACGCTTTTGTAACGCCTCGCCAGTAACGCTATCCTTGTCCGGGTATGTATCAAGGAATTCGTTTATCGTCTTTTTATGAGCGCGGAGGGCAGCATTCTTTTCGTAGAAGTCTGATTCAATATTTTCGATTCCCTTGCTGGCCTTGATTCGCGCTGTCTCTGCCCGTGCTTCCTTCGCCTCTCGACGCGCTTCCTCGGTGGCCTCACGCAGAGGCTTAGCGGTATACTCAGCTATCCCCGCCGCCGTTTCTGCAACAGCCTTATAAGCCTGTCCCGACATCCCACGCTTCAACCCTTCGGCCTCCCACTGGTCATCGGTCCATTGCGGAGCCGCCTGGGTCTGA